GTCCTCCTACGGCTGAAGAATACTACGAAAACCTTCGTAAGTTAGCTATATACTATAATGGGAGGATCATGTACGAAAATGAGCGTAAAGGATTATTTCCTTATTTTACTGCTAAGCACTGTGATTACTTACTTGCTGATCAACCTGATATTATTTCCGATGTTGTTGGAAACTCCAAAGTACAAAGGAAAAAGGGATGCCACATGAATAAGTAGATCAAACAATGGGGCGAAGGATTGATTAAAGACTGGTTAAATGATGAGAAATCACCAGGTCATAAGAACCTTCATGAGATACTATCAGAACCGCTATTAGAAGAACTTATAAGCTATAATGACACTGGAAACTTCGATAGGGTCATGGCGTTGATGCAAGTAATGATTTATAGAGAACAGCTCTATAATCTAAAGGTTAAGGAGAAGAAAAAAGAGAATAAAAATAGAGTACTTTTTGAAGGTCCTATCTTTACTCAAGCGTGGTTTCATGACGATGAAATCACAGATAACTTAAAAGCATATATGTTTTAACTATGAAAAATATCAATCAGTTTCCGATATAGAAACTACCTACAAGCAAAAAAACAGAAGACTGGAAGCAAGCCAATATTGATTACATTATAGGTAGAAGTATGGGAGGTTCTAGAAATGGCAATAACAGAACTCGCAAAGAGGAAATGTAGACATACTATGATCTTTATAATAGTATATACAATGAGAAAGATCTAAAGTATGTTACTAATCCATTTAAGCAATAGGATGGATTTCCTGCAATGGCATAGGACTATAATATAGTTAAGCCTAAGATTGACCTACTATTAGGAGAAGAAACAAAAAGACCATTTAACTTCAAAGTAGTACGTACTAGTGAGATAGCTACTAGTGAGATGTAGGATAAGGCTAAAGAACTCCTTATTCAGTACATACAAGCTACTATCATGAGTAAGCTAGGTCCAGAAGAACAAGCTAGATATCAGCAAGCATTGCAGTCTGGTGAGATTATGCCTCCTGAATAGATACAGAAATACATGAGTAAAGACTATAAGGATATAGCAGAGATAACTGCATACCATAGTCTGAATTACTTAAAGAATAAACTTAACATTACACATGAGTTCTATAAAGGCTGGAAGGATGCACTAATAGGCGGAGAGGAGATCTATTATGTAGGTATACAGAATGGTAATCCCTGCCTAGAGCGCATTAATCCTATTTACTTTGATTACGATACAGATACTTCAGACTTAGAGTATATCCATGACGCTCAATGGTGCGTATATGAGATGAAATTATCTGCTACTGATATATATGATAGATACTATGATAAATTGTCTGAGAAGCAGCTAAATTAGCTCCTAGACATGATGGATGATACGTCTAAAGGAGGGTTTAATCCTGAAGTAAGAAAGACATCGTTAGACTACCCACATATAAAGACTCATAGTATTAATGGATTTACTTCTAATCCGTTTGATAGTACTAATGCAATTAGTGTATGGCATTGTTGTTGGTAGTCATTTAGAAAGATAGCATTTGTTACTATTGCAGACCCTGAGACAGGAGAACCGGTAGAATATATTGTAGATGAATCATATAACGAGACAGGTACTGAAATAAGTGTAGAATGGAAATGGATCATTGAGACATGGGAAGGATATAGAGCAGGAGATGATCTTTACTTTGGTATGGGTCCTATTGAGTACCAACATGTATCTGCTGATAATCCTAATGCACAGAGATTACCATATACTGGAGTAATATATAATAATACTAATAGTAGACCTAGATCTCTAGTAAGTATGATGAAACCATTACAGTACATGTATATTGTACTTTGGTATCGTCTGGAGCTTGCTATGTCAAGAGATAAGGGTAAAGTAGTAAATATGGATATTACTTAGATTCCTAAGTCTATGAATATAGACGTAGCTAAGTGGATGCATTACTTGTCTGCGCTAGGTGTTAACTTTATTAACCCTTATGAAGAAGGTTGGGATATACCTGGTAGAGAGGGTGGTAAACCATCATAGTTCAATCAGATCACAGCATTAGACCTTACTATGGCTAATACTATTGATCAGTATATAGCACTGATGGATAAGATAGAAGCTATGTTGTCAGAGATAACTGGTGTATCTAAACAGCGTGAAGGTTCTATTTCATCTAATGAATTAGTAGGTAATGTAGAAAGATCTGTAGTACAATCAGCTCATATTACTGAACCGTGGTTTTGGGTTCATAACCAAGTAAAGAGAGAGTGTTTGATCATGTTGCTAAATACAGCTAAGTATGCATGGAAGGACAATAAGACTAGTTTATAGTACGTATTTGATGATGCTACTAGAGCATTTATGACTCTTAATGATGATATGTTCTATGAAGATTTTGATATATTTGTAGAAGATACTACTAAGAATCAACAACAGATAGAAGCACTTAAGAACCTTATGCAACCTGCTATGCAGAATGGTGCTAGTCTATTAGATATTGCTGAAATCATTACTCTGGACAATGTTACTATGATCAAAAATAGATTAGAGGAAATTGAACAGAAACGTATGGAACAACAGCAAGCTATGGAACAAGCACAAGCTGAACGTGAACAGTAGATGTTACAAATGCAGAATGAGGTTAAGGAAGAAGAGTTAATGATCAAAGAAGCAGAAATGGATCTTAAGAAATATGAGATTGATCAGAATAATGCAACTAAGATTACAGTAGCTCAACTTAATGCTTATAGAGGTTTGGAAGATCAAGATCAGAATGATAATGGTATTCCAGATACTATGGAGATAGCAGCACAAGCACTTGAAGAGAGAAAGCAAGCATCAGAAGAAGCTTCTAAACAGTTTGAGTTCAATGCTAAAATGCGTGAACAACAATTGAAGAAGGAGATAGAGGATAAGAAGATTGAACTTGAAAAACAGAAATTGCAAGCTCAAAAAGATATCCAAAAACAAAAAGATGATGCGGCTCTTGAAAGAGAAAGAATTAAAGCTAGAACAGCATTAAAGAATAAAGTGGCGGGAGAGAAATAATATGAGAGTAATACAGAATAAATGGATACCTTTTAAGGGTTATAAATATATAAATCTATTTGGCTTAATATTTACTAGAGATGCATCTAAAATAAATGCTAAAGAATATAATCACGAGAAGATTCATTTGAAGTAGATGCAAGAGATGCTATGGTTACCATTTTACTTATGGTATGGAATAGAGTACTGTATTATTAGACTACTTAGATTCTTTGACAAGCAAGATGTAGTATATCACGATGTTAGCTTTGAAGAGGAAGCTCACAATAATGATGATAACTACACTTACCCTGAGACTAGGAAACATTATTCTTGGTTGAAGTACTGTAAAATTAAAAGTTATAAGGAGGATTAATTATGGGATGCAAGAAAGGCGGAAAGAAACCTGTAAAGAAATAAGGTTATGGACAGACAAGCATTTAGAAATAGAATGCAATAGTTGAAGTAGTACCGGGAGTAGAATCCCGGTAAGACTTACCTTGACTTTAAAAAGTATGCTGAAGGAGGAGAGATACCACCTAGCAACAAACCTATAATTCCTGAAGAGCCTCAACCATATAAAGGTAAATTATATAAAGATAGATATGGGCGTAAGTATACTGAAGATCAGTTGGCTGATTATTATGACAATAGTAGTGATGAGATTGATAGATACACTGGGAAACCATTCGTCAGAGGATTAAAGCCAGTAGGAGATATTGAAGATGCTGCAAATGCAACACCTGTAGGAGATGCTATATCTGCGTATGATACTTATAAGGCTTTAAAGAATAAAGACTGGGAAGGTGCTGGATTAGCTGCAATGGGTTTGATTCCTTTTATGCCAATGACTGTTAAATAGTTTAGAAGTTCTTATAGAGGTACTAAACCTAAGATAAAACGTCCTACTCCTATAGTAAAGAAGGACGCTACTCAGAAAGCTATAGACCAGTACATGGAACAACTACACAGAAATAAAATGTCTGAGTATGACTATTTATCTGATGTTGCTAATGAGTCCAATCGTATATTCGAAAGTATAAATACTGTTCCATATAGATCTAGAGCTATTGCTGCTGATAAGACATTTGGTACTAATTATAATTCTACATACGATATTTTGGATGACCTGTATGAAAAAGATTACTTTAGTCTTCCAGAAATATCTGGTGAAGACATGGGTAATGTTACAGCAAGAATGTAGGCAAATGAATAGGCAGCCAAGAGATTTATTACTACTAGATAGGGAGCTACTCCTAGAGATTTCGAATTTAAAGTAAATGTTAATAGAAGAGGAGCTCCGGATGAACTAGCTACACATGAACTTAACCATTATACTAATTATGCAATTAGTAAACATAGTAATACTGCTGTAAACAATAATATGCTGCAGTAGTTAGAAGGTTCATTAAAAGAGGCAGATCCTACTTCTATTGACAGTAGAAGAAGATATTTACGTAGTGGTACTGAATAGAAAGCATACATGAATACGCTTAGACGTAGAATGCTAAATGAT